ATCCATCCCAAGGGTACCGGCGCGACGGTCTGGGAAGTGTGGCTGACGCTACCCCTCGACAAGAACGGCGGCTACAGCGAGGATGGCAACCACCGGCTCTGCCGGGTCTTCCTCGGCCCGAACCGGGCGCAGCTCGGGGCCAAGCGCAACCCCTACTGGAACGACCGATGCCCGCTCCTTTCGGTGCCGATCGAGAAAACCCCCGGCGTCTTCAAGGGAAAGAGCCTTATCAGCTATGTTGATTCTCTCCAATATGAGGCGAACGACGCCATCAACGAAGGGGCTGACGCGGCGACCCTCTCGGCGGCGCCCATCGTTCTACGAGACCCAGAAAAAAGTAACGGCCCGCTCGTTTTTGGTGTGGGTGCGATCTGGGATGGCGGGAAAGACGCCATTAGCCTACTCACTTTCCCCGACCTCACGCCCCGAGCTCAGACCCGTGTTCAGATGGCTTTGGCCGCGATATTCCAGTCGCTAGGCGTCAACCCGTCGATGCTGCCGCAGCAGACCCGCGCCGGGAAACCCAATCAGGCGATGGTGGCGCAGGAGCAGCAGGTCGACCTCCTGACGACGGCGGAAGGGGTCAAGGTGCCGGTCGAGGGCATCCTCACGCCGATGCTCGGGCTCATCGTCGATTACGATTATCAGTTCCGCGACACCGATTTGACGATCCGCCAATTCGGCGAGATGGGCGTGCGCGCCCGGCTCGAACAGGTGCCGCCGCTGCAGAACCGCAACGGCTACACGTTCCTCTGGCGCGGTGCCGAGCAGGTCAAGATGGCGGGGATGATGGCGCAGGCCGGCACCGCATGGATGGCTGCGCTGATGCAGCCGGCGATGCAGGCCGCTCTCGCCAAGGCCGGGTACGAGTTCGATCCCGCCCCGCTCGTCATCATGCAGAACCAGAACCTCTTTGGGGCCTACCTCGGCAACCAGGTGCTCATCAACCAGCGCGAGATGCTGACGATGGACCCGGAGATGGAGAATGAAATCCTCAACAGCGGCCAGCATCTGCACGTCCACCCGCTCGATCAGGATATCCCGCACCTGAAAAGCCACATGGCCGACAAGCAGATGAGCGGCGATCCGTTCGGCACGGTCGGCGAGCACATCGCGGCACACATCCAGATGATGCAGATGAAGAATATGGCGGCGATGCAGGCCGCCCAGGCGAAGACTGGCGTGGGTCCGGCAGGCGGCCAGGGGTCGCGTGGCCCGCAACCGGGCGCGCTGCCCGCGGGGCCGCATGCGCCGCCTCGCCCGCCTGGCTTGCCCCATCCCGACCAGGGACCGCAGTCTGGTGTCGTAAGTATGCCTCGCCGTACTTGACAACGTACCAAATATAGCGGCATAGCCAATACACGAGCGGGCGATCGCAGTCCGCAACGAGCGGGGGAACGCACCCCGAGGAGAGAGAATGGCACGCACACGCGGCGAGGTCGCCGATCCTGTTGACGTACCCGAGGAGGAAGTCCTTGGCCCGGAAGATGCCCCGATCGTCGAAGACGAAACCCCTCAAGTCGATGCCGATGGCAATGCCATCGAACCTGAAGTCGATGAAAACGGGGACCCGATCGAGCCGACGGAAGGTCAAGATGAAGTAGTTGACGACCTCCCGCCGCCGAGGCGCTCGGGTGGTGGCTCCGAGGTCATCAGAGCCCAGCGACGGGCGAGGCAGGAGGCGGAGGAAAGGGCGGCCCGCCTGGAGCGGGAGTTGGCCGAGGCGCGCGGTTTCCAACAGGGAATGCAGGCGCGACAGGTCGACCCCCAGGCGCAAGCGAGGGCAGAGCAGGAGTTCTATGCGTCGTTGGAGTTGATGCCTCCGGCGCAGGCGTATCAGGCAATCGTCGCGCGGGAGCGGCAGAACGTAGGAACGGCGCTACAGCAGATCGAGTTCAGATCGAACGACAGGGCGGACAAACAGGCGTATGACATCGCGGCGCGTACATCCAGGGTTCACCAGCAATACCGCTCCCAGGTCGAGCAGACCTTGGCGACCGAGCGCGCGGCTGGCCGCAACCCGGATCGCGAAGTCATCCTCAAATTTCTCGTGGGCAACGACGTGTTGGAGCGTTCTGCGCGGGCGGCGGCGGCACAGCGTAACGGGGCCGCGGCGCGCATTGCTCAGCAACGGACGCAGCCGACCGGGGCTCGCAGCAACGTGTCTCCGGGAGGGCGCAGGCCCGCGCCCGGCAGCCGGGAGGCCGATGAGGCGGCGCTGGCCGATGCTGCGGCCCGAGGACTCAATCTCTGGGATTTGTAGCGGGAGGCCACCGCGCCCCCGCATAAGGGAGGCGTGAGGCATGGCCCAAGGTTCGACCCCAAATCAAAGCAATCAGTATGCCGGCATTACGACCCGTTTCATCGCCCGAGAGGCGATGGAGCAGACCCAGCGGTATCTCGTCCTCTATCAGTTCTCCGACAAGAAGACGATCCCGCACGGTCGTGGCGTCCAGTGGGAGGCGTTTCGCTGGAACTACATGAACCTGCCACGGTTCCCGACCGCGGAGGGCGTGCCGCCCAATCCCAACAGCCTCGATTTTACGCAAGTCACCGGCACCGCCGTTCAGTGGGCGGGGCGCTGGGTCGGCACCGATGTTGCTACGATCACGACCGAACAGGATCTGATGCGCGCGGCCGGGAAACAGCTCGGGATGCAGCTCGCGCAGTTGAAGGAGCGCAACGGCTTCGTCAACATGAATGCCGGAACGCAGGTCAACTACGCGAATGCGGTAGGTGCCCGCGGCAGCCTCGCGGCAACCGACATCCTCAACCCGACTGATGTCAACCGGACCTACGCCAACCTCTCGAACCTCGGCGCGCAGAAATGGAATGGGCAGACCGGCGAGACCGTCGAACGCTCGATCGACTACACCGCGCGCAATTCCGAGAAGACAATCAAGGGCGTCGAGCACTATGTTGCCGTCGCCTCGATCTTCCCGCTCGAGGATCTGCGCAACAACCCGACCGTCGTCAACGCCTGGAGCCGGTCGGATGTCGACCGCCTCTACATCAACCAGATGGGCTATTGGGGCGGGATCACGTTCTGCGAAACCAACATGGCCCCGAATTGGCTTGGCACCGACGCCCCGACCGGGGTGAACGCCGTCGGGAACCTGACCACCGGCACCTATACGCTCGTTGTCACCGGCTGGGACGATTCCAAATTCTACGAGAGCCGGATTTCGCAACTCTCCGCCGACATCTCGGTCACGACCGGCGGCATCCAGGTCACGATGCCCTCGACCCCTGGCTTCACCTTCGCGGTCTATGTCGGCGTCGGTTCGGGCGCGCTGCCCTCGCAGTTGGGCCTTACCACCTCCGGCCCGACTACGGGGTCGTTCGCCGGCCAGGCTATCGAGATCCCGCCAGGGACCGTCGTGACGATCACCGGCCTCGGCGCCCAGATGATCCCGCCGGCCGCGCCGACCAGCGGCGTCACCGTCTACCCCGTCTACATCTTCGGGCGCGAAGCCTTCGCCTGCCTGAAGCTGGAAGGCGTCCAGTGGCTGCGCCCGAGCGGGGCCGATAAGGCGGATCAGCTCGATCAGTTAAGAGTTATCGGGTACAAATTCATGGAAGGATGGTGTATATTGGATCAACGCAAGATGGCGAGGATCGAATGTTCAGCATCCAACACCGGAACCTTTAACTGATTACTTGGAATTTCTTTCCAGGTAATTAGCGGAGCGAGGAGATTTTGTCATGTCGCAAGTACGAATTGAGACCGAGGTTCGTATGCTCCAGGGAGAAACCGCCGAGGCGTATAGTCGACGCTTATCTGCGGCGTTGAAAACTCTGTCGCTGGCTGATACGCAGCGCGAGATTGTCGAGAAATACACGGGGGAAAAGGCGGTTATCCGTCCATTTCGTGATCGGTCGACCGCATAGCGGAAAGGATTTCTCATGTCGCAAGTCAGAATCGAAGTCGAGGTTCGCATCATGCAGGTCGGGGCCGGCACCGGCACCGTCCTCATGGGCCAGCCGCAGGCCAACAATCCCGGCGTCGGCCCGCTGCCGCAGGGCAACGGCTCGCTCGGCAACGGGCAGATGCTGTTCATGAACGATGCGACGATGGTGCCGGGCACAGCGGGCGCGATCACCGAGGCGAACCTCTTGACGGCGCTGCAGACCATCGCCAGCGATTTCGCGGCGGCGACCGGCACGCCGCTCATCACGGCGGACATTCTCGCCCAGATCAACGCCTGGCAGACCGGGAGCCCGTAAATGGCCCTGCGCACCCTCGGCACCAACGCATCGAACAGCCTGACCGCGCTCGTCTGGAATGGCATGGCGACGCCCACGGCTGATGTGGCGGCGCTCAATGCCCTCATTCTCGACGACATCAACTCGTCACATCCGGTGGCGCAGATCGGTGGAGTCGGGGGGTTCGTGAAGGAGGGGTTTCTCTATGTGCCCAACCGAGCGGGGCCGTTGGAGTTGCGCCCCGGTGACATCGTGGCGACGGACGGAACGAGCGGCCAGGTCATTCTCTTGACCTCCTACGGCTTGTCCGCCGGCCCCTGGACCCTAACGTGAGGATTCAATGGCAAAAGCCAATGTGAGGTTTGTCCATGATTTGACGGTGCCGCCGCCGCTTGGCGCGGATGTCGAGACGGAGACGGGGCCCGTCGAGGTGCTCGTCTTGAATCAGGCCGATCCTTCCGATCCACTTGATACGCTTCTCGTGGTCGCACTCAAGATCGGAAAACGCTGCGGCGCTCGTTGCTCGGTAATTAGAACGGGTGACGCAAGAGCGGACTTGAGAACTGCGGTTGCCGGGATGATTCTGATGGCAATCAATAATGCCGCCGAGATTCGAGACGCAATCGCAATGGAGAAGGCTGTCTGATGGCATGGACAGAAGAGATGCGCGCCAAGTCCCGTGCGACTTGGGAGCGTAAGAAGCGCGAGGCCGCTGAGGCGAAGGCTATGGCCGCCACCGCGCCCGAGCCGGAGCCGGCGCTTATGCCGGCCGTGCCGCGCGAGGGCGAGGCGCCTCAGCCGATCATCGAGGTCGACGACGGGATTGGGATTTCCGAGCCGCCGGCGGCCGGTATTCCCGATCCGTTCGAGGCGTTCCTCGCGGCGCAGGACGCCGAGACGCGGGCGGTGCTGACGGACATCGAACTGCGCACCATCTACGAACTCGAGATCAAGCGTGCCGCAGAAATGAAGCACGCCGCGGCAAAGAAGATCGCCGGGCAGCGGGCGCAGCGCCATGCCCAGGCCGTGGCCGGGCTCATTCCGGCCGAGCAGCTTGCCGCGGCCGCACAGCGAGAGCGGCTTAACCGCAAGGTCTCGTGGGTCGTCAACATGCCCGAGGCCGGCAATTCGGGGATGCTGATCGACGAGGGCGTGCGCATCGACGGGCGCCTCCTTTATCACGGCCAGAAGGTTACGGGCACCTTGTCCGAGTATGAGAGTTACCGCTCTATCGAGTGGCTGGCCCATCAGAACGAACTCGACTTCCAGGGGCGCGGGCGGCTATCGCGGCTGCGCCAGACGGCGACCGGCTTCATCAACAACAGGACATCGGCATGAGCGGCGAGGACAAGACGGTGGTGCGGCCGGTCGAGATACCGGGGATGCAGATCAAGTTCGAGAGTCCAGTAGGTGCGCTGGGCAAGACTTTGAGCGTCATCACCGTCGCCGACGCTGATGAGGATTTGGAGGCGCTCAACAAGCGTCTCGATGTCATCGCGTCTGCTGTGCGACGGCAGGAAGCCTTCGAGATGTTGCGATACGACCAACAGGCCGTGCTTTCCAAACGAAAGGAAATAGCCAAAAACAAGGCCAAAATCGTCGCGACGAATCACACCATCCAGAGCAAGATTGCGAATTTTCCAGGCTCGGGCCGGCGAGGGGTGGATGCCACGAAGGCTGCGCCGCAGGAAATTTCCACCATCGCCCAGACTGAAGGTCTCATTGCCGAAGCAGAGGCGATAATTCTTCTTTGCGAGGAGCGCATCCCGTTTTGGAAGGCGGTCCTGCGCGGCGAGGAGCCGCTCAACCTCGATGACGATGGGCCATCGAAGATGGCGGCGGAATGATCCGTGCTCACCGCGGCGGCCATCATCGATCGGGCCAACCAGATTGCAAAGGGCCGCGGCATGGCCCCGCAGGGTCTCGACGGGCTCAACGCGATCCTGTCCGACCTCTGCGAGGTGCATGATCTTGCGCTTGCGCGCGGCCAGTTCAATTTCAACTTCGACCCGCAACTGACCTCGCTGTTCGGCAGCGGCCCCTACTCCCTGCCGCTCGACTACCTCAGAACCTCGGGCTCGTCCGGGGCGCGCGGCATCACCCGCTCGGCCTGGTATCTCTACCCCGCCCCGACCCTGCCGGCGGCGCAGCCGATCTTTATGACCCCGATCGACCTTGCCGAATTTGACCTCTATGCCAAGCTGCCGAGCCAATCGACGCCGAACCTCTGGTGTACCGATATGGCGGTTCAGAAAATCATCATCTCGACATCGGCAAACCTGACGGCGGGAAGCACGGCGGGAACGGTTGTCTTGGCGACGGGCATCCTCAGCGGCATGTCGATCGCGGGCGAGGGCATCGTGCCGGGGACGACGATTACGATCGCGGGCCTCAACATCACGCTTTCGCAGGCGGCGACGATCACCAACCCGGATTCCAGCGTTTTCTTCGGATACCCGCCGCTTGCCTACGTCTATCCGGCGCCGCTCGGCCCCTACCCGGTGACGGTGCGCTATCAGCGCAAGATGCCGCCGATCATCGACGACGGGGTGATCCCGTGGTTTCCGAACGAGGGATTCCTGATCGAGAAGCTGGCTTCGTTCCAGATGCCGATCACTGGCGACAGCCGCAAAGACACGATGGAGGCGAGCGCCGACAAGAAGCTCGGCAAGTACCTCGGTCTTTCGGACGACAAGACCAACCGCAGCCAGGCGGTGCAGCTCGACGGCCGGAATTACGGCCGTGGCGGCGGTGGCGGCCGTGGGCTCAGGGACACGAAGACGATGGGGTGGGGGTGCTGATCTGTGCCCTCCTCGATCCCGAATAGCGCACCGATCAAGTGGGTCTTCAAGGGGCTGACCGACGCGGCGGACGGGACCAACTCGTTCCCGGGCGCGATGTCGGATCTGATAAACCTGATCCCCGACCCCTCGACCGCCGGGGTCTACGTGCCGCGGCCGGCCGCCAAGATCAAGACCGACTTCACCGGATCGAACGCGCCGACCGGCGCAGGCGTCCTCTCGGCGATGCTGACGGTCGGCGACCTCGAATACGGCATGGTCGCCTCGATGCTCAACCCCGGCAAGGACGAGCCGTTCTGCTACGACCTAGCGAACGACGTGTTTCTGCCGGTCTCGGGCATCACCAACGCCAACACGCCGACATCGCCAGCCGCCTCGGGCGATTGGGTGCCGCCGATCATGGCGCAGATTGCGAGCCGCATCATCGTCTGCCACCCGGGCTTTCCCGGCGGGGCGATCAAGTTCGGCTGGTTCGATGTCTCCGGTTTCACCGAGACGACGTTCGGCAACACGCACAGCAACACGCTGATCGACGGCAACCCCTCGATCCTTGGCGTGCAGTCGGGGATGGCGATTACCGGCAGCGGCATCCCGGCCAACACCAGCGTCATCGCGACCGCGGCCGTCGTTGTTGTCCTGCATGGCACCCTTAGCGGCAACAGTTTCGTCCCCCTGGCCTCGGCCGCCGGCATCGCGGTCGGGCAGGGGGTAGCGGGCTTCGGGGTTCCGACCGGGACGACCGTTACCAGCGTCGTCGAGACGCCGTTCACGACGACCGGCGATACGCACTCGAACAACGTGCTCGACGACCTCGATCCGGCAAACGGTGTTCCGCACATCGGCGACCTGATTACGGGCTCGGGCATCCCGGCAAACACAACGATCCTCAGCGTCGTCGACATCAATTTCGGGGCGGTTGGAGCCACCGACACGACGACGACTATCATCGTTTCCGAGGCGTCCGGCACGATTGCCGCCGGGCAGTTCGTCACCGGAGGGGCCTTCATCGCCGCCGGCACGAAGGTCGTCACGGCGACGCCGTTCAGCCTTTTCACCTTTGGTGACATCACCGTTGGCTTGCAGACCATCACGAATCTTGCCTCGACGACCGGCGTCGCGGTCGGGATGGCTGTCAATTATCTGGGCATCCCGGGATTTGGGCTCGTCCTTTCGGTTGACAGCCCGACGCAGGTCACGATCAACCAAGGGGCACCGGGCAGCGCTACCGGAATCCAGGTTTCGTTTTCGGCCGTGACCGTGGTCGTCAACAACGCGACGACAGGCACGGTCGCCGCCGATCAACTGTTCTTTCGCAGCTTGACCGTGGTTATGAGCAACGACGCCACGGCGACGGCGACAGGCGTCTCGATCACCTTCGACACGGTTTCGTTGATAACGCTTTCGGCGGCTTCGCAGGTCGCGCCCGCGACGGTCGACCTCACCTTTACCGGAGCGACGATCACGCTCTCGCAGAATGCGTCCGCAACGGCTAACGGCGTCAGCCTGTCGATTGCCGGCGGCACCCGGGCCGCGCCGCAGTGGGGGGCCGGGGATTGCGACCGCAACCCGCTCCCCTCGACGCCTCTTGCCGTCGCGGAAATGAACGGGCGTGCATGGTTCGCCGATGGCCTCGATGGCATCCCGTTCTCGGACAGCGGGTTTCCGTGCCGGCGCTCGAACCAGCCGAATGTGCAGGCGCTGACGACCAACGATGGGGTGTCGGTCACGATGATCGCCCCAATCGAACTGACCTCCCCCCTCGTTGGCGGCATCGTGGAGGGCCTCATCGCCTTTCAGGGCGAGGCGCAGATGCGCCAGATCACCGGAGACCCCTCGACCAACAATCTTGCGATGAACCTCCTGCCGGTCGCAACCGGCACGCTGGCTCCGCTCTCGGTGATCCCGTGCAGCCTTGGCACCGCCTTCATCTCGCCGCAGGGTTTGCGCTTCGTGCGGCCGGACGGCTCGGTGACGGACCCTATCGGGGTGGACGGGCAGGGCGTGACGCACCCTTTCCAATACGCCAAGTTTCCCTCTCGCATCTGCGCCGAGGCCAATGTCGCGGTCCTGCGGATCACCGTGCAGCACGGTTCCGATCCGGGCGAGCCGTTTCAGGAGTTCTGGTTCGATCTATCCAGGAAAACGTGGTCGGGACCGCACAGCTTCCCGGCCCGGCTTATCCAGCATTGGCGCTCGACCTTCGTCATGGCCCCGCTCGCCGTCAATGCGAGCATGTGGCGCAGCAATAGCGTCGGGCCGCATTACAACGGCGGCTCGCCCTCGGATTTTGTCGAGAACGGGCAGCAACTGTCGTGGGTCGCGGAGACGGTGCTGCTGCCCGACAACGAAGCGTTGTCGATGAATGCGGTCGTCGAGTCCAACCTGATGTGCGCGGTGGCGATAACCAATCCGATCCAGGTGACGGCTTTCAGCGAGCGGCGCGCGATCATCAACATACCGCTGCCGCTCACGCCGGCCGCCAGCAACACGAATTTGACGCAGCGGCTGATCGCGTGGACCCGGCCTCTCATCTTCAAGCAGATGTCGGTGAGAATGACCGGACTCTCGGGTTCCGACGTGCGCCTTGGCAATCTCTACATGCGCTATCAGATTTTGGGCTATAACCTCGATGAGGGGGACGACTTCTTCCTCCTGTCGTCGCGGGTGCCGTTTCCGATCCTCCTGGCGGACGACGGCACGTCGCTGCTCCCGGGGTGAGGCATGGCTGACGGCGAACTCTATACGATCTTTGTCGATGGCAGCCCGGTGCTGCCGCTGCCGTTTCAGCCGACTGACGAGCTCGCCATCGTTCGCGGCGGCGTTACGTTCAAAATCGCCCCGACCGACTTCTCCGGGGTAGGCAGCGTCACCAGCGTCAGCTTCGCGGGTGACGGCGTGGTGTTCAACAACGTCCCCGGAGCTCCGGTCACGACGACCGGGACGCTGTTTCCGGTCCTCAACACGCAGCTTGCCAACACCGTCCTGGCTGGCCCGATATCGGGCGGCGCGGCGGAACCGACCTTCCGGTTGCTCACTCCCGCCGACAGCTTTGGATTTGTGACATACTCGGTTCCGACGACGGGCGCGACGATCACGGCGGCCTCGGGGCAGGGCGCGTTCAGGATCAATCCGGCGGGCGCGCTTGCCGTTCTCCATGTGGTGCTGCCTCCGATTGTTTCCGACTCGCAGATTTTCGAGGCATCGACGACGCAGGACATCACGGCATTCGATGCGGCGGGGGCCGGGACCGACAGCATGATCGGCACCTCGGGGGGGCCATACGTGCTTGCTGCAAACGGCAACGCGAGATGGCAGGCACGGCTTTCCAACACCAGTTGGTATCCAGCCTAGAGGTTCCGATGAAACGTCTGTTCAATATCCTCGCGGCGCTTCTGCTGGTCGCGACGCCGGTCCTCGCGAACACTACACTCAAGGGGCCGATCACCTTCTCGACCATATTCAGCGTCACCGGCTCGACGGTCACGATCCCGCAAGCCTCGTCCAGTGTGTTCGGTGTCGCCAAGGTCGACGGCACGACCATCACCGCGTCAGGTGGGGTTTTTACGGCAGTTGCCGGCGCCGGCGGGATCACCCAGCTAACGGGAGATTGCACGGCCGGCCCGGGCTCGGGCAGCCAGGCCACCACCTGTCCTGCAAAGGTAACGCCGCTGACGACGGGCACATCGGTCTCGCTCTCGGCTCCGCGTGGCTATTTTGTCTGCACCGGAACCTGCACGATTACGCTCCCCGTCCCGGCGGCTGGCGATGAATTTTGCGTGCGCAACGACAATAACATTGCAACCGTGATTACCTTCAACAATCCCGGCTCCAGCGTGCAATTCGAGAAGACCACCTATGCCTCTTACGGTACGGCGACATCCGGCACGGCGGTTTCGAGTGGAGCGGTCGGCGACAAGCTCTGTCTCGTCGGGCGCGACGCGACGCACTATCTCGTTGGTTCATATCTCGGCACCTGGACGATGAACTGATGCGCACCTTCGCTGCCGTCTGCGCCTCCCTCTTTCTATGGAGTGCGGGTGCCCTCGCTCAGATGCAATCGAATATCCTTTGGGACGTGCCAGCATCACAGCATTTCCAAGGGGTAGGAGACTTTTCGTCGTTCACCGCATGGTATGGCTTGCGCGCTTTCAGTGCTGCCGTTGCCGCAACAGGCACGCAAAAGGCGCTTGATCTTCGCCGCCCGAGCGATAATGCATCTTGCTCTCCGTTGATCGCAACAAATGGGTCTCTTGACCTAACGGTCGGGACACCTTGCGCCGGTCCTGCCACCGTGACGGCATGGCTCAACAACGACTCGTCATGCACAGCGTCGATCACGACAACGACGATGACCGTTGCATCCTGCACGAAGGGAAATCTCGCGGTTGGGCTGCCTATTTCGGGCGCTGCGCCGTTTACATCTATAACAGCAGCCGGAAGCGGTACGGGTGGCGCCGGCACCTACACAATCGCGCCGTCCCAAACCCTGGGGGCCGGCTCTATAGTAACCGCGCCAGCTTGGGCGTGGATCACCAAAGCATATGACCAAACAAACGGAAACGCTTGCTCGGCAGCTTCTTGCGATGCGGTACAAGGAAATACGACAAAGCAACCTAAGTTGCTACTAACCGGCTGCGTTGATGGGGGCTCGTGCATCGTAAGATCTCAGGGTACGGCGGGATTGACAAGTCTTGTATCGAATAACCAGTTCAATCCTAACGCCAGTAAAATACTATCAATGACCACAGTGGGCGCGAGAGCGACATCATCAACAGGAGCTGCTGCTTTCCTAGAGGCGGAAGGAAATGCTCAAAACAATACTTCTTCAGCGGCTGTAAATTCAATGAAGTGCGATGGTGGAGGGGGCGCTTTATCAGCGGCCGACAATGCCTTTCATGCAATGAATTGTGCCCTAAACGATGGCACCGGCGGCGGTAGCACTGTCAACATTGACGGTTCAACCGCGACATATTCGGCGTCTAATCTTCTACAATCAGGAAACCCTACGATATTCGACCCGAATTTTGGAGCAATTATTCTTCAGTTGAAGGAGACCGGATTTGTCGATAATTCGCTTTGGTCTGGTGGCACGCTGACCGCACTATGCCACAACCAACGACTCTATTGGGGAACCGGAGGGTCGTGCTGATGAGTCCGTATCGCGACGCTTTCATGCTGTTTGGTCGCATTCTGGCGCGCGTCATTGCGACCGGGCTTGGCGGTATGGGAATATACTGCTTGGTGTGCAGCTCGCTTCACCCGCATCCAGACGCCGCGCTTATAGCGATTATCACGCTGAGCGGGGCGACGCTGTTGACCGGCGCTCTGGCGGCCCGATGA